GTGAATTTTTTGTTTGAAACCCATCCGACTCTTAGAAATTTTATTGCGTCATTTCTTATAGATCGCCAGTCAAATGGGCTGGCTAAAAGCACTGTACGTTTCTACCGGGATTACCTGGAGCAAGTCGCCAGCTTTTTTGAGGCTTCCGGGATCACAACCGTTGAAGGCATTACGCCGGATGCCCTCCGGGCCTTCCTGGTAACTTATGCCGAGCGGCATAACCCAGGGGGCTGCCACGCCGTCTTTAGATCAATCCGTACATTTCTTAGATGGTATGAAGCGGAATACGAGCCACCTGGTTACAAAAACCCACTCCACAAGGTAAAAGCGCCCAAAGTACCGATACAGCAACTTATTCCGGTCAGCCTGGAAGATGTGTCGGCCTTGCTGGCAATCTGCAAGGGCCATACCAAATATGACAAACGGGATCAAGCCATAATTCTTACCCTGATTGATACAGGAATAAGAGCGGGTGAACTGATGGCGCTAACAATTCCCGATGTAAATTTGATGACTGGGGAAATTCTAATCAGGCATGGTAAAAGCAAAAGACCACGCGCTGTTTTTGCCGGGCAACGGACTCGAAAGGCTTTACGTTCTTATATCAGAGCAAGGCGGGATGATGATTATGTTTTCCTCAGCCGATTGGGCGAACGTTTCAATATTACGGGTCTCAGAGCCGTAATCAAACGCCGCGCCAGAGAAGCAGGTATCAAGGCTCCAAGTCTGCATTCATTTCGCCGAGCTTTTGCTATCAACTGCCTTCGAGCCGGTATGGATGTTTTTAGCCTGCAACGCCTTATGGGCCATACGGACTTGAGCGTCTTGCGGAGGTATCTCGCCCAATCTACCGCTGATTTATCACGCGCACATCGAGCCGCCTCCCCTGCCGACAATCTACCACCGCCCGGCTTACTAGCTAAGGTTCTATTTTCAAACGTAATAAAAAAGGCAAAAAAGAAATGATCGATCTTTCTTCCGTTTTAATTTCCGAGGATTCTTCAATATCTAATAAATTTCTTATATAACGAGCGTTTTCAAAATTGCCTGTTGCGGAGCATAGAACATTGGTGCTAGAATGCTCTGTACATTGTCGCACTGATTATTCGCCGGACGGCGAAAGGTAGTCTATGACCATTACACCCACCAACAACGATTCCTCAGTAAATCACCCCAATCAGACAAATAGCCTAATACGAGAACCCGAAACCACTAAAGCCCAATGTATTGCGCTTATTCGTGAAATGCTTACTGCCTGGGAAAACAATGATTGGGGACCTGGGGCCGCCTCAACTGAGAATTTCTTCGACTTTTTACGGACGCTTTGCCAGCAAGCTGAAATCGCCCTGCCCGTTGAACGCACTGACGGCCTTTAAAAATTCTAAACATTTCTGTTGACAACCGTCCAGCAAAAATATACACTGCTTCTGGTGAATGTCCTAAGAGACAAACGCAGATTTTAGAATAGCGTTTGGGGACAGGAGAGAGTGAGTGTATGACAGCGTTTGCAGGCTTCCGTGATTTAAGCGACTATCTTGAAAGCCGGATGAGGGTTGATAACCTCTCCGAACGGGCTTTGACCGATGCTTTAGGCAAAGGTCATACCTATATCCACATGATCAAGAAAGGCAAGTTCAAGCCAAGCAAAGAAGCTTGCGACGAAATTGCCGATTTTTTCAATGATGATCACCAACTTGTGCGCGTATTGGCCGGTCTGGAAGATCCGCCAAAAGAAGATGATCAAGATATGGCGGCAATTCGCACTGTTTATCAGGCGCTTCCGAAAGGTGGTAGAAAAGAACTGCTCGAATACGCCCAGTTCCTTCGTGATAAGTACCACAAAAAAGCTAACCGCCCCTCTGACTAGGCCAGAGCTTCTTTTCGGCCTGGCTTTGGACATGCACGGGGGCCGAGATGGTTACACCGTGCTTTGGGTCAACGATAAAGAATAGCTGGCGCGGCGGCTCGTAGGCAAAGTTGCTGTCAAAGGCGTATTCGTCGTAACCCTTTAGGCTTCCGTTGATAATGACACCCTGGGCCTGGACAAGCTGGTGCCAGTGCCCCATGAGCAGGTAGTCATACTCCTTGTTGACCGCCCTGGCCCGCTTTCGCTTGCGGGCATCCCCAATCATCATGGGTGAGAGCAGCCCGGCAATCCCACTACCCCCCTTGAATTGATCGCCGTGAGTCATCGTAAAGCGCCAATCGTATATTTTGAAATCACAGTCCGAGGACTCGGAGATGTTGAACCGTATCCGCTTGTCCTTGGCGAAATGACGCTGTAACAGACAGGCAAAGAGCCAATCAAAGTTGTCCCGCACCTTTAGTTTGTGACGGGGCTTCTTGGTTCGGCGGGGATGATTGCCCACCACAACCGGAATGTCCACCTCGCCAAACTCATCGGCCAGCATCTCTATCCCCGCTTCCATCGGTGACAGCCAGTAGAGGACTGACTCCAGCGCCTTGGCCTCGTTAGTTTCGTTCAACTCCTCGTGAATGTCACCGGAGAATATATCCCCCATCATCGGGAAATGAATTCCGGTATAAGACAGGCCGGAGAGATACTCACGCGACAATTCTATGAGATTATGAAAGTAAGTCTTTAGGCGCAGGTCTGCGATCTTCCGGTTATAGGCATTGACGTAGTTTATCTGGGCCGGGTCAATCCATTCGTCAAAATGGGTGTCACTAAACGGGGCTACAGGCCGCCCCTCGCGGGCAAGGCCCTTCCGGCTCGTATGCTTCCACTTTAGGGCCTTCTCCTGGCTCTGGGCGACCTGGGCAATGAAGTTTTCATAGACCGCGTTGTGCTCCTGGCCTTCCAGAAGGTCATTCAACTTCTCCTGTAACTCGCGGTTGACTTGTTTTAGCCGGTGCTCCTCTTTGATGGTAATAACTTCCTTCTCAATCCTCGGAGCCTTGCCTTTGAGAACCTTCAAAGCCCGCCTGGCCTGATCGTCACTCAGCCCGGTTAGTTCAGCAAACCGCACCCGCCCTATCTTGCTGATGGTCAGCCCTGCCCCTGTGACAAGCTCTTGATAGCTTGATAAATTAGCGTCTGTCAGTTTCATATAACCTTGCTTTCATAATCCCAAACAAAAAGCGGGGCGATATTTCTACCGCCCCGCAGGGACTTACTTATTTATAACCAAGCCTCTGGCTTGCAACTCTTTTATCAGAGCGTCCACCGTATCCCCAGGAGGCACCGGAGTCGGGTTGATTTGAATGTTGGCGGGCGGCGTGTCATTCAAGGCGTGAACCTGCCCTTCAATAGCAACTCGCAACCGCTCAACGTCTATCGGAATACCCGCATCATTGGCGTACTGTTGGGCATAGCCGAGGGCCAGGTTCAATTTTTCCTCGCCGGTTAGTTTTATCTGGGTCTTTATCTGGGCTACGATGCCCGCTTGTTCAGCGGCCCGCACGGCGGCCTCTGCAATGTCTTGCAGGAGGTTGAAGAGTCGCTCCCCAATGCGCTGTTTGATCTCTTCCTTTTTGAGGTGGTAGAGGTTCCGCGCCCAATAAGTGAGAAATGCTGCAATGACAGGCAGGACGATCAGGATAATCCTGATCAATAAGTCGGTAAGGTCTATGTGAAGGTTCATTGGGTTTTTCCTGTTAGTTGGATTTGCTTGGTTTGCCCGGCTGGCCTAATTCGCGCAGGACTTTGATTTCTACGCGCAAGTCGTTGACCTGTTTATTCAGGTCAGCATTTTCCTTGCGGAGTTCAACGTTCTCGCCCTCCTGAACTGTCCAGCGGCCCAGAAGCTCATAGTATTTGCTTCGCCAGGAGTCCAGTTCGTTCGTTACTTGGTCAAGACGCTTGGTGAGGGTTTCGTTTTGCTCTCTCATCTCTTTGCGGATTTGCGTGGCGTCGTCAATCTTTTCTTTGCCACGAGAGCGAAGCCAGCGAATGCCCTCTGAGGCCACTGCCCCACCGAATGCGCTCAAGGCGCTTGAAATTATGGTGATTTGCTCAGGTGTAAAGTTCATAAATAACCCTCTTGCTTGTTAGTCAAAATAAAAACAGGAGCCGAAAGAGCATTGTGCTCTTTCGGCTCCTGTTTCATGCTGGCGAAGTAATTCGCCTAACGGTTGTGTCGGAGGCCCTGCCCCATTTCTGAGGCGGACTATTGAATTGCCCTAATTATAGGGGCATCGATTCTACGCAGTCAACTAGCGAAAATCGTCTATTTTCACCATATCTATCACCAGCGTACCCGGTGCCGGGTCAACCTTTACCCCTGGGTCAAAAGATTTGATAATAAACCTACTATCATCCTGCCCTATCGCCTGTAAGGCGGCCTTAGTAATTGGGATGGCTCCCCAATCCCAATGAGAGGTCATTATGCCGAATTCCTCTACTTTCTCAGGGGCAGGGCCGTCAATCCAGTCGGGACGCAAAATATAAATATTACTAACATGCTCTAAATCAGCTTGGCGAAGCTGGCTTTTCAAATATCCAAACTCAAAGAGGTTGGGAAAAGCTGTGTTGACTGTGACATTACGGGCCGCTACAAGGCCAGCCGTTAGGGCAAATAAAGTAAAGACCATTGGCACCGCTACGGCTAATTGAGGCCCTATAAGACGACTGTACCCTACCAGGGCAAAAAATAAATAGACCACAATTACAGAAGTCAGGGCAACTTGGGTTCGGTACATTGTCCAGCTATTTTCAGCAATCAATTGTGGTAAGAAAGCAGCCGGAAGTATCGCCAAAGCAATTGCCAAGCGCATCACACGTTCCCCTGCACTACCGCCAAAAAAGAACCATAGTCCAACAATAATAAAAATCTCTACGCATACCGCCAAAACCTGGGACGAGGGGATGAGCATAACAAACAGACTAAAAGCGTCCGTTATAGGCTTGCCGAAAAACCACTCAACCTTGCCAACAAAATCCGTAGCGATTGCTGAATGGGCGTGGCTGTTAGCCCCGAGCGCGGCATGTACAATAAAAATAAGTAAGCACCCCGCTCCAAACACAAGTCCATAATAAATAAGATTGCGAAATAACGTCTTGGTGTCCACCATTCGCCCGAAAAGATAAACAACCGCAGGGACCCAAAACATCATTGCGGTAGCTTCAAAAATCAATCCCGCAAGCCCAATTAAAAGAACACCCAAACCCGCAAAGAGTAAGCCTTGCCCCAAATTACTGGATTGAATAAATCTCTTGGCGGCCCATCCTGCCCCCACTCCAAGCGCAGCAGAGGCAGGATAGGCGTAAGAATTAGCCGAGGTTGCGAAGTAGGCAAACGCGGGCATGACGCAGATCGCATAAGCCAGCCAAAATGCCGATCCCTTTGTCGTTTCAAAGGTACTGAATTCTCGGTAGAGTATCCAGCTCAAGACAATTAGCCCGGCAACGGCCAAGCCCCGAATTAGATAGTAATCTTGTACCCCTTCTACCCTGGGCATAGTGAGATAGAGGATCACGCCGTCTAGTACCCGCCCATTGGCGGATTGGTCACTGATAAAGCCTGTGGGGTCGGACTTCGCTACCAGAGAAAAAGGGTAATCGTCCCATTTGGCAAAGGGCACAACCATCATAGATAAGAAGGTTAGAGCTACCAAAATGCCCAATGTTGCAAATGGGACGATTTGCCAGAGTTTCAATTTGGGTATTGAAAGGCTTTTAGTTACCATGCCTACAACTATATACCCATCGTCATACTTTTCGGAAGGGTTTAGTACGTCGCTATGCACACCCACCGGCTCAGAGTTGAGTCGTAGCGGAGAGTAGCCGAACCATTAGGAGCAAGGGCAAGATCAGCCTTCAATTGGAAACGGTTGGCCGCCGCCGAGGATGCACTCCCGTTTTTGAGGGTAATCGTAAACGACCCAACATTGGTCAAGACTAAAATACGCCCATCCACACCCCCTGAAATGCCCGTTAGGTCAAACGCCGCCGAGGCAGAAAGACGCAGGGCATTACTGAAATCAGTGGGGTCGAGATCATTGGTATTGGCGGCAAAGGTAGTAGGGGTGTAATCACCTGACAGATAGAACTTGCCCTGCGAATCAAAAATGTACTGTGAATTCAGCCGCTTTCCGAAATAAGCATCGCCCGTTGAACGAATTAGCTGGAAGGGTATATCAACAAAATTCCCGTTGTCGTCGAATCGCCCAAAATAGAGATCGCCATTGGCGTCCCCTCCCTTGGAGATATTCCAGCGCAATTTACGTGTCAAGTTATCGTCGGCAAAATAGATAGAGGCACCTTTGTAAGTGCTGCCTTTTCCAGCCACAATAATTAGATTTGCTTCGCTATCATCCCTCCGAATATAAATACCGCCATTGATTACCGAAAAACCGCCGTCAATGACTTGGCTATTGTGGGCCAAATTCAGCCCAAGCCACTGCCAAGAACCTGTATACCAGTTGTAATAGCCAATGGGGTCAGTTGGGCCGCCGTCGTCTGTTTGAAAAACGATGGTGTCGAAGGGCAGGTCGCTCGTGTCGTAGGCGATACGTTCCGCATAGGTCACGCGCTCAATTGAACGCAAAACGATTGTCATTTCAGTTGCCTTTGGAGTTGCACTTGGCGCGGCTGTGGCGGTTTTGGTAGCCGTCGCCGTTTTGGTGGGTGTTGGCGTTGCCGTTTTCGCGGCGGCTTGCGTGTTCGCTTGTGACGCAAAACCCAGCACCAACAGAGTGATGATTGCCAACACTGCTAAAAACTTTCTTGATTTCATTGAAGATTTGTCCTTTCATTACTTATGAATTGGTTTTATCCAGCCAGGCGACAAACCGGAGCGAGGCCAAAGTTTGTGCCTGTAAGTACACCTAGACTTGCGGGTTGCGCTCCGGCAACGCCAGCGTTGGCGGCAGTATTCATTCCAGCCACTGCTCCAGAGTTCCAAATAGAACTACCACTCGGGATTGCAACACCCGTAAAAGCGCCCGAAGTTCTATCGGATACAAAAGCTACCAAGTAGATTCCTGGGGGAAGATAGACGGGCGTTCCCAAGGTGGTTGATTTGATTCCAGTAGAGGCGATAGATAAAGCACCACTGTCAATGATCTTTACGGTTCCGGTTAAGTCCCAAATTGCGATACTTGCAAACTTGGACGCTTCCGCCGTTTCCACGCCGAAGGCGATTGTATTGACCCACATTCCAACAGGAATAACCTGCCGATAGACATAAACGGTATTAGTGGTTGGTGAAGCATTTGAGGCGGAGCTGTTGGCATGTGGCAGAAATAAAACTGTGCCTGTGCCCTGCAAGACCAACGGCCCACCGATGCCGCTCAATAAGAGGGCCACGACCGACCCACCGCTACCAGCCGCCATACATCGCGCAAATGAGCCAGGGGTTTTATATGCGCCCACACCCTTTGCTTTGAGTGAAACGTTGGATAACTCTAAGAAGTCGCCCCGCGCCGGAGCCGAGCCGGTATAGTTGATGACTACCACCCCGATTTGTGCGACACGGCCAAAAAGATTTGAGCCAATGGTGTCAAGAACGACCATCACAGGGGTTTGCAGCCCAGCTACGGTATTGCCCACAAAAGCACTATCATTGGCAGAGTCAGCAATGACCACATCCCCAACACCCACCGCCCCGCCCGACTTGTTTTGAAGATTAGGCGAGACTTTACGAGCCACATAGAGCACGTTGCTTATCAGATCGTCCCAATTGATTTCGGTAACCACCTGATCGTCAGCAAGGTCTAAATATGTGATTGGGTCTTTCCAAACTTCTGCTACTGCCATAATTCCACCTCTTTAGAATGGGAAGGGCCGAGTTGTGTGGCCCAACCTGCTTTTCTCGGTATTTCCCAAATACCAGTAATCTCGCTGGATCAATGGTTCAACGTAATAGCGGGGCGTCCAAACCTTCCCCGGCTTTATGGTGTGGCGCATCCCCACAATCAAATATTCGAGAGCCGATCCGGTTTGGTCCTCAATCAGCTTGACCTTTGTGCCAATGGTGTAGGTCAGTGCATAATTCATAAAATCCGCGCTATAAAACGGATTGATCTCAAACCACTTGACAGCAGTGCGAGTTGCCCGCAAAGCTCTCTGATACTTCGCCATGCCGCTGGCCTCTGCCTTGCTTTCGAGAGGGGTTGGATATTTCCACTCGTACACCCCTTGCAGATCAGCAATGCTCAAAAGGTCACTGGCAGTTTCTGTACCCTCGCCATAGTCCCTTGTGGCCCGCGCCCTGATTCTGTAACCACTCAAATAAAGGGATTGAGTCCCGTTATTGGTGTATTGCACTGTGGCCGAATTCGCAGACTCGCTAGTGATTGCCGTGGCAATTGCTACACTTAGGTCTGAACCCGTGCCATTTGAGGCAAGTGTGGCGATAAAGTCAGTACCGGGGCTTGGCGTAACAGCATTTGAGCCGGAAAGTCGCGCCCCCGTAATTGGGTCGGAATATTGAAAAGTCTTGGAGATCGTCTGGCCCGGAACGATTTGATCAATGTCACTCAAAACCGCAACAGACTCAGGTGCAATACCAACTTTGCGCGTTCGATAGGGCACCGTGATTCGGTTGGTGAACTTCAAGGGCTGGACATTCATCTTTGACATTGTGTTGTCAAATGTTCCGGCCAAAGGTTCGTTTAAGGCATCAACGATATGATGGCGATTCCACAATTCGAGCATCCCATCAGGCCGTTGGAAAATTCGCCCACCTTCCCGCTCTACAATTTGCCGGATGGCCCCTAGCCCCTTGGTGCCCGCTTGGAAGTCGCCAGCAACCCCCAAAGTGCTTATGCCTACCTCAGCATCCAGATATGCCCCTACAGAGGCCAGGCGTGTTGTATGCCCTAACTTCCCCCGTCCGAGAAACCAATAACCTGTTAGGCCAGGCGGATAGATCGCCATTTTGTCAACAATGGCCGTGATCACCGCATCAAAGGTGGCGTTGTACATCACCGGGATAGAGCAATCGGCAGTACCTATCCGCCCAAACCAGCCATCACAATTCAGCTTCGCCGTTCGCAAACCATACTTACCTTCGAGGGGAATGGGATCATTGCCCCACGAAACCATTTGCGTTTGAAAGGCCCCCCCGTCAACATTTAGACTTATGCGGATCGGGCAGCCCTTGGTAAGACCGGGGATGGCGTTGGCATGAGCCGGAGAGAAAAGCTGATCCTCATTAATCAGACTCACCTCCGCAATAGTGTCAGCCGCCACGCTTTGCCATGCTTCAGTTGCACCCAGTTGCCACCACATTTCTTGCACGTAGCGCGAAATATCGGATTGAACATTTGAAAACGTTCCATTCCGATCAAGGTCGGCCTCAACTTTTAGATCCAAAATCTGGGCAGTCATTAGGCAGGCTCACCGATGGGCACAACTTTTAGACCTTGGCGAGTCAGTTCAGCCAACACGCCGGGTAACACCAGGCGGCCAACCATCATGCCGTCTATTTCAAGGGAAGCCTCTTGCGGCCCTTGATTACCTCCACTGGCCCCCTGCCCGCTGTATGCGGAGAGATCGGGCACGTTCTTGTCTGCATTGGGGAAGAAGGTGCCGTCACTATCCGGCATGAACACTTCCGGCCCCGCCTTTGGATTGATAACGTAGGCAAGCCCTTTCTTACCCGGCCCGCCTGAGTCCCTCACGCCGTTAGCGCTACCGCTCCCCTTGGTTCCAGAGCCGCTTGAGCTTGAGACACCCCCGCCGAAGGGGTTGGCTTGGCCCAACGCATTGCCAGCCGCCGCAATGGCGTCTTTCACCATGCCCGTAACAGCATTGATAATCTGGCTGGTTTTGAGCAGGATGCCTTTCAGTACATCATCCATAAGCCAGCCACCCATATCTACAAAATTCTTGCGGAAGCCGTCAAAAATTTTGATTACGTCGCCGATGAAAGTTGAGACTTTGGTTTTGATCTCCTCAAACTTCTCCGTAAATACTTTGAGGATTGCGGCCATCATGTCGGGGATGATTGAATGGCCTACCAATTCGTCATATAGATTCTGGAAGAAACCAATGACACCGATAACAAACCCCTCAATAAAGCCCAGGACAATCCCAATCGGCAGGAAGATGGCCGGGATAAGCGCATCGAATAGACCGCCTACGATGCTTAGAAGAGCTTGAAAGGCTGTCCAGGCCGTCTGTAGAGCGCCGGGTATGTCACCGGAGAAGAGTTGCTTGAAGTAGGTGCCAAAGGTTCCCAGGAGGATTTGAATATTGGTGATGACTTTTGCCACCCCGTTTTCCATATCCTGAAAAATAGGCAAGGCAAAATGAATGGCCGTAACAATGCCATCCATCACGCCCACCACCACAGAAAGAAGGGCAAGCAGGATCGCGCCTATGACAGCGGCCACAACAGGCAGGATTTGAAGTGCGATTTGCCCAGCTTGAGCAATCTTGGGCCAGGCTTGCACAAATTCATCAACCAACTGAGAGATTGCAGGAGAGAGGGTAGCGACGATAGCGTTCCAAATGTCCGCCAGAACAACGCCCGCTGTTGCCAGCACTGCAAAGAGTACGGGGAAGCGTTGGATCAGATCATCGATCCATGTCTGGATTGTTTTCTTGACCTCATCCAGTTTGCCGCTAATGTCGAAATTCTCTTGCATAGCGGAAGAGAATCCTTCCCAGAATTTCTTACCCCAATCTTTGGCTATATCCCCAATACCAGAAGCGGCGTTGGTAAACCAGCCCTTGATCAAGTCGCCCAATGGCGCAAGGGCCGTGCCCGCGTTATCAGTAATAGCCTTGAATAGATTGGCTACAGCCTCGCCCAATGCCTTGGGGTCGTTATTTTTGATGGCGTCGAAAATGTCTTGGAGGGCATCTCGGATGGGCTTCAACTTTTCCCATGTCTGGCCCGCCGCTTCTTTGAGATCGTCCCAAGCGCCTTTGACACCATCGATCAGGCCCTTCAATTCGGGGGGAACAACAACAGCCAAAATCTTCGCCAACGCGTCCAAGGGGTCTTGCCCACCCATCACCGCCCAAACAAAATATTCAAACCAGATGTAGAGATCACGGATGACGGGCACGGCATTGTCTTTGAGCCAGGTCATTGCCCCGCCAACGGCAGAGCCGATCTTGTCGCCTACGTCCTGAATTTTCTTTTGCAGGTCGCCGTCCTCAAAAACGTTTACGAAGTCTGCGAGGTAGGGTTGGATAGCTTTGAACGTGCCCTCAAAGAATTCTCGGAGGCCGATGTTTTGAATATCCTCCAAGGTTGAGCGCAAGCCAGCCCATGAAGTTGCTTGCTTCTCAGCCGCACCCGCGAAGTCATTGTTGAGGGTGTCCGTGATGGCCTTGATCACCTCATCGGCTTTGAGCAAGCCGTTGGAGCGCATATCCTCAATCTCGGCAGTTGTTTTGTGGAAGGCATCAGCCAGGATTTGCGTAACCGGCAACCCTGCGTTGACGAGTTGGAGGACTTCTTGCCCGGCCAGCTTGCCCTTGGCTTTGATTTGCCCCAACGCCAGGGCAATGCGTTGCATTGAATCGCCGCTGGCCCCACTGCCCGCCGCAAAGTTGATAAGCGCCGTGGTTAGATTCTTGGCCTCGTCGCTGGTAAAGCCGTAGGCCATTTGAAGTTTGAAGGCGTTGGCTACTTCCTCCTGGGTAAAGGGGGAGAGAACTGCCAGCTTCTGAATCCACTGTAGGAGCGCCTGGGCCTTTGGACCCGCCTGGGCCATTGCCTCCGAGTGCGACATTTGGTTGATGGTGACTTGCTTGAGGGTGGTCACTAACTGACCATCATGGGAATTGAGATCGTCAATCTTCCCTTGCAGGTCGCCCATGTCGCGTTGCAAGTCGCGTATTTTGATTTGGCGCTTTTCAACTTCGAGATTGGCTGTGTCCGCGCCCTTTTTTAGAATGGCGTCAATTTCGCTTTGGGTTGTGGCTACAGCGATTTCTTTGAGGCGATACTGATCGGTAAGCTCCGCAACCTTTTGGCGCTCGGCCTCGGTCATGTTCACGATGGCCGTGCCGGTCTGGGTTACGACCTGACCATGTTGTAATTCGCGGGCAACCAAATTTTCGAGGGACAGGCCAAGCCGTTCGTAATTGCTGTAGCTGTCCAGGGCAGTAACCGCGAGGTTTTGAAGCCCCCGAATAGCCCCGCCTATCAGATCGGTTGTGACAAAGCCAAGCGCCGTGCCTAAGCCGGTCTTTACAACATCTCCAACCTCAGCAACCCACCCTTGCGCCTTGGATTTGGCACTCTTGAGATCAGAGTTGTATTGTTTATCCGAGGCGGATAAGTAAAGGATTGCATCCCCAATGGAAATAGGCATTTGTTAGGTTTGGCTGGAAACAAAAAAACAGGAGCCGAAAAAGCATTGTGCTTTTTCGGCTCCTGTTTCAATCAAGACGGATTGGGTACCGTCTCTGAGGTCGTGTCGGTTGCCCTACCCCATTTCTGGGGCGAGACTATTCGTAACTGTGAAGATTATACCCTGTGCTATGCAAAAGTCAACAAACGATTCCTTTTAGATAGCGGCTTCGTTTTCCGCAATTATCGTCTTGTTATTTTGCCATCCACACCCACTTCAATATAAAGAGCCTGATCCTTCTGAGAGAGATAGTAAAACAAATACAAAATCAAAATCAGACCCAAGGTGAATATCAGGAAAAAGGATGCCAGCAAACAACTAAATTGCTTTGGCCGAATGAGTTGGGCTGTTGTGTCAGTCTGGCTTATTACTCGGTAGCCCTGCCCCAGATAGGCATTGATCTCCCCCTGCAAGATATTTTGGCGTTGTTCAAGGGTCAGAGTTACGGGGATTGGCGGTTCCGGTGCCACATGCGCTACAGGAGCGACGGGCGGCACAAGCGGCCCATTTGCCCTGGCGTCCAGCATTATTTTGAGGATGCCCCCAAAAAGAACCAAAAGGCCAATTACTAGAAATGAGCCGAATACATAGCGAAAGATAACTGCAATAATCGGATCAGGGGGTGTATTCGCGGTCATCTGAAAAACAATAATATTGACAATCTCAATTGTGATGCAACTAAAGATCACCAATAGCCCACCCAGGGCGGTTACAAGCAGACTGGCGCGAGGCCCCCGAAACTCCGCAAACATCGGGTCGTTGCGAAAGAGAGCGAATAATCCTTTATCATCTGTTTTCATTTGATTTGTTCCCTCTATTGTTGTCAAAACAATTTTATATCATCTATTTGCTACTGAGATCATTGAAAATAAAAAAAGACGACTCGGTTGAGTCGTCTTTGGATTGTTCTCAGAAGGATTTTGCAGAGGCTATGTCAAAGAATTCTTTGTTACTAACCCTGCCACTCGGCAAGCCATCTGGGCGGGCACTCTGCTTGTTGTCACGCCTCTTTTTGCTTTTGGGGCCAGCCAGCGCCTCGCCATAGGCATTCAACACAGAGAGGGCTAGGCTACGATGCTCCCAGGCTTTACGCCGCGCAAATGCCCGCACAAGCTGTTGAATGGCTTGTTGGTCAAGGTCAAGATCGTCAAGCCAAATACCCCACTCGGCCAGCGCTAATTCGTCGAGGTCGGCGGCTTCCGAGGGCCAGTCGGGATCGCTTTTAGAAGGCTTCCAAAAGGGTAGGCCGCCTTGATGACCTCCAACAGGGCCGCCAGCATTTCTTCATCCGTAGCGACTTCTTCTATCACCTCGCGCTGGGCCGCCAATTCCGGCGAATAGCTAAACAGCATATCTGCCAGTAAGTCCACCGAGCCAATCAACGTCTTGCCCAAAGTGCCAAACAATGCCCCTGTCACCGTGGAGAACAAACGAGTCAGGTCATCCCCATTGCCGAGGTCAGCATGGCTCAATTCGCCGCCGATCTCACTAATGGAACCCATAATCAGCGAAAGCGGCTCTTCAAATTTCTTGCGCCACTCGCGGCTCTTTTTCATATTGGGAACCGTGATTTTGTGTTTCGCTTCACCAAGAGTTACTTCAAATGTTGCCATGATATTTTGTCCCTTTCCAATAACGGCCCCGGTCTTTTAGAACCGGGGCCGTTCACCTTGTTAGTTCACTACTACCGGATTAGGAACCCGGCTCCAAAATCTTTTGAATCTTGAAAAGACGGGCACCGACTGCCTTGGTCATGTCGCTCAAAGCGCCAATCTCCAGAGGAACGCCGGTGTAATCTTCCTTGCCCATCACCAAATCGCCGCCCGCCTTGGCATTGCCTTTATAGACAAACATGCGGATCGGGAAGGTTGCCCCGTCCTCATCCACATAACTGCCCTCAAAGCCCCACATGCGCTCTGTGATGGTGGCTTTATCACCAAAGGTGATTTCTTCCTTGCCGGGTTGGCCCGAACCAACAGCGGTTTGGGTCACAGTGCCGTCAAGGGCAATGTTGAGGAAGTCGGCGGTAAATTCGGCCAGGGTCGTCTTGATGGACAAGCCTTCCTTGGTTTTGCGCCGTGCTACAGGGGCCAGCGATTGCAAAATCATCACTTCCAGCACATCGAATTCGTAAGTGATGGTCAGCGGTTCTTTCAAAAAGCCCGCGCTCACCCAGCCAGCAGGCCAAGCGCCGCCCACGGCGACGGTATCAGCGGGGAGAGATGTGCCCAACGGTGCGGAATAAACCTTTGCGTTGGGAATAACAATGTCGGAAACTACTTCGGAAGTTGCCATGTCGTTTGTTCCTTATGCGTTCGGTGGCTTATGAATTGGGAAGGCGGTACACATCCACCGTCAAACTGGTTACGCCGGAGTAAGACACGTACACATCTTGAGTCCCCGGTTGGTTGAAGTCGGTTGTGAAAGGGCCGATCAGTTTGTCGCCCGTGGTAGCGGGGATGGAAACGGTCTGATCAGCAATGGCAAGGCCCGCCACAGTGTTGGGCGTTTCGATGGTGACGGTGATGGGAGCACCACTGGCGTTCTTGACGCGCAGGAGAGTGCGCCCGTCATTGCTGAACTTGTTGCCATTGGTGCCGTCTGGGCTTTGCAGAGATGAAATGTCAAGCCCGATTTGAGCGGTTTGCTTGACAGTGAGGGCGGTTGCGTTTGCGTAGGTCATGTATTACTCCTTAGTGTCAATTCGCTATCTTTCAAATAGCGGCTGACACAAAAAAATTTAGTGAAGGGCGACTGCAATACGATAAAACGACAATTCAATCGGCCAATCAGTGCCCGGTTCTCGAATGGGTTGCGACGGGACTTCCAAGCGGGCCATCTTGATATGACCCCGCTGTACATCGTTCAAAACGTCATACAACTTGTTTGACAGCGCCTTGGCCTTAGCCTCGGTTTCCCCGTAGGAGCGGAACCCATATGAAGCAAAAAGTATCTGGCTGGAATAATCCAGCGGCCCACCCCGCCGAGCAAAAAGAAGCAAAGAGCCGTCAGCGGGTTTGTAATCAGTCGGCAATCGGTCAGAGGCCACGATACGATCCGGGCTACCTGTTTCCTGCACAAGCGGTGTCCCAATCAAAAACGCCCTAATCGTCAAATCACTGTCAACCATTTACAACCTCTTTGTAGACTCGCTCCGCTGTGCCCCCTGCCTGTCTTGCGCCTTCTTCGGCGGCTGGAAACAGGAAGGGCTTTTCAACTTCCTCGTAAATCGCGTAGTTAGCCCCAACAACCACGGCGGCTGATGCGTCCTTTGGCAAGGTTGTTTCGGGCGCCATACTGTCAGACTGATCGACCGTCGTACCGCGCTTCTGGCTAACAACCTGGGATTGGGCCTTGCCTTTGGCGTCCTCGTAGCTGTTAGTGTTTTTGCCAATGGCATAGACAGAGGAACGCATGAAACCCGTGTCCACCTGTCCGTTATCGGTGATGTTGCGTTGGGTCAGACCAGCGATCTGAAAGGCAATAGCCGCCAATGCTTCATCAGTGGCATCCTTCACCTTGACGGTAACGGTTGGCTCTTTCCAGTTGAGAGAACCGCCGTTAGCCATTGTCGGCCTCGCTGGTGACGCGCTTTAGATTTAGCAAAATTCCAGAAGGCCCTTGCCCGGCCAGGCCGATTACTTCAAAACGCTCTGGGGTTGTTTTCATAATCCCAAAGCGGTGTGTGACTAAAATTCTGTCCGATGGCTTTATCGCCGTGCCAAAAGGCACTCGCAAGCGGGCTTCGGTCAGGGGGAATTGCGATCCACCTGGGGCCTCATACTGCCGACTCGGAAACGAAAGGCCACATTCGATAGTTGGCCCATCCGAATAAACCGGCTGGCGTTTGCCGTAGCCCGTGCGCTCCCCTGCCTGATAGACCAGAATACGGCATGTGTCCTGCATGTGGCCCGTCTGGGCCTCTTGCATCATTGCCATGTCATCAGGAGAGAAGGTAAAAGTCGTCATCGAAAACAGAACAAGGGCGGGGTCGAGATGGAGAGGGTGAGAGTTGGTGGCTCAACCCCGCCCCTTGCTCACTGGTTGGTATTCTGGGGGTCAATAAAGTCAATGGGCTTGTCAGTTTCAGGCCATGTCTTTGTGCCCTGGCTACGGAGCGCCTTTCGCGCCCGGTAGTAGCGAACCATCTTCATTGCTTGCTCATACTTCTGGCTCACGGAGTAATTGCCCCCGTCAGCGCCAAAATCAAAGTTGCCTTGCAATGAAGCGGCTTTCTCGCCCCAGATTTCAGCGGCCACGGCGTTTAGGTCGTAGGTCGGTATCCACAGCGGATCAGGGATGTTGACTTGCGAAGCCCCTGCCATGCTCTGTAGATAAAATTGCTCCCGGCCATTCAGGTCAGCCAACCAATAGCGAGTGATGTAATTGCGGATCGTCGTATCGCTATAGGTGGTCTGAGTAGGTTCGGCAACCTTGCGCCGAACCTCTGCAACCATGTCATCCGTGGGTACTGCTACATCGGCCATAAGAATTAGCGCCGGATGGTTTGGATGTAGGCGTTACCCACCAAGCCCGCCATCGCCCCAGAGGCTTTGGTGATGGTCAGGTATTGCCCGGCAAGCCAGAGCTTGCGGCTTTTGCCGTTGGTGCCCTTGTCCGTGTAGTTGTCGAACACACCAGCAGCGGCATTCACGTCCAGGCCGTCAATCAAACTGTCATTGGTGACAGCGGTTGCGGCCACACCCGCATCCAAGGTGCCAGCGCCAGTGCTCGGCGTGGTAATGTCCAGCACCAAGCGGGTGATGATCAGGTCAACGCCTTCCGGGTTGAGCAGAGACAACACCCCCGCCGCTGCATCGGAAGCGGTGAGCGCGACCTTGAGTCCATTGTTTTGTTCAGCCATGAGAAAACTCCTTCAACTCGTTGGCCCGTTACCGGGTTACGAGATATAGAAAATGTCCACAGCGGTGCCGTTCAAGGCGCTGTTGAGAGTGACGGTATTGCCGTAGAGGTTCGAAGAGTCCACGGCCACGGTGGGAGGGGTCGCTTCCTTGACGCCAGCCAGGGCGGCCAGGAGCACGGTATTGGCGGGCAACTTGTCAGGCAAGCCCAACTTCGCGCCGAAGCCAATCGCCGTGGTAGCGCCCGTGCCGTCGTGCGCGGGGATGGTGACGCTCGTTACCGTCTTGAAGGCTTTGGACCCGGTGACAATACCAGCGGTGTCCACGGTAAAGGCGGGCAGGGTTTCAGTGATCACCTGATCGTCAATGTCGGTGCCTGTGACGATGACTTGAACTGCTTTAATATCAGCGGCGGTGCCGCCCGCCGTCGCAGTCACGTTGCGGGGATAAGGCGGGTTGGTAAAGCCGGTGGTGATGACTTGCTGCGAACCGTTGTCGGTCACAGCGGCATGAACACCGTTGGCAACACCGAGGGCCGCTTGTGCGGCGGTCAAAGTCAGGCGGACGATGAAGCCGAGTTTGGCAACAACCTTGCTGTTGGGCGTATCGGTCTGGATGGTCTGACCGAGGTTTGGATTGACAGGATAGAAAGGCATAGGTTTCTCCTCAGCTCCTCAAAAGGAGAGCCGAATTAGGCGGTCAGCACCGCAAACTGAGAGCGGCTGCCAGCGGTCGGCTGAATCCGGTTGGGAGGATTGGGCAACTGCCAACCGAGGCGCATAACGGCCCGGAGAGCAACCATGTCCTGTTGCGCGAGGTTGTACACGATGTTGCCAGCCGAGTCCTGAATGACGGCTTCCGTCAAAATCTTCCAGGTAATATCCTGGCGGATGGAATAGACCAACTGATTCCAGTCACCAGCAACCAACAGGGACTGAGCCGCATCAATGGCACCATTGCGGGGGAAGGCTAAGGGGCTGCCGTCCAACTCGTACTGGAATTTCGCGCCAGCGGGGGCAGTGCGGAACAACGGTTGACCGTCAGCATCGCGGGCATTGCGGAGCTTGCCGCGCATCGAGAGGGAGGCAATTGCCCCATTGGGGAAAAAGCCGTCCAACTCCAGTTTGGAGATCACACCCGTGGTGTCGGCCATGAGGGCATCGTACAGATCGATGGCAGATGCCAGCGAAACAGTGTTACCAGCGGCGGTAGCCTGGGGCACAATGCCGGTGGGCCAGGTGCTCGGCTTGTTGGTGCTGTAAAGAATGGCCTGATCGATCACGACGCCGAACGCTTCAATCAGGGCGGGTTTGGACTCACCCCAAATGTCGTAATTCACGTCATTGAGAACCGCTTCTGGGATGGGCACAATGACGGCGATTTCTTCGGCGTTGATGTACACCGAACTCCAATCCATCTCGGTCGTTTGCTTGCGGCCCGTGTCATCCGAGGCACCGGGGGACACAAAGTAAGCGGTCGGGAGAACGCTCACAACGGGCAACCGAGTTACGTTGGTCGGCATATCCTGCAAACGCCGGGCGAGATTCAGGACTGCCGAGGATTCGGTAGTGGCCTTGATAATCTCTTTGGAAACATTTTCGGGCACAAGGGCTTGTGCATCCGAACGGGAAATATTGCTATTGAAAGGCATGTCTTACTCCTAAAGTGGTGAGGCTTATCCCCGGCCAGCGGCCCGGCGAATTGCCGCATTCATCCCAAGCTCCGGCGTCTTTTTCTTGCCGTTACCTTCACCGGCATGAGCGTTCGCCTGGGTTTTCTTGTTTTCCGAACTGGCAAACAATTGCGGGTTGTTTTCTTTGAGGGCTTCAAAGTCCACAGTCCCGTCGTCCTCAATCAATTCATCTGCATCGGCGGCCAGCCAGGCCAATCGCAGATTTGTCACGCCCGCCTTGTGAGCCGCCTCGTAAAAAGCGTTCTTGGCGTTGGTCAGCTTTAAGTCGGCGCTGATTTGATCGAGTTGCTTCTTGGCGTCGCTGTCTTTTTCCAGCGACTTGCCCAGGTTCTTCAACTTCTTTTCGAGGTCTTTGCGCGTGTTACGCTCGTTGGTCAGAGCGGTAGAGAGGCCGTGCGTGTGATCCTCGATGTAGCCCTTTACTTCGTCGTCTTGCTTTTCGAGCCAGGCTTCAAAGGTCTTGGCCGAATCCTGCTTGCCTTCTTTGCCCTGCTCTTCCTTACCGTCCTCAACCTCGGTTTCGGGCGTCTCGTCGTCAACGTCGGTAGTGGTGGTGTCGGTGTTTCCGTTCTGTCCGGCCATGTTTGGTTTGCTCCTGGCATCTCGCCATGTGGGTTCTCACGGCGTCTCGCGGTGAGTGAATAAAAAAACAGGAGCCGAAAAAGCATCACGCTTCTTCGGCTCCTGTTTCTTGCGTAGCGGGTCAAATGTGCCCCGCGTTTGCGGTCGTGTCGGTTGCCCGTCCTCATTTCTGAGGAGAGACTATTTGGTTGTAGGCGCATCCCTGCCCGGCCCCCCTCTTCACTCGTACATCACGCCTTGAGTTTCAGAGGACTTCGGGGCCGGGCCAGTGGTCAGCTTCTACCTGCTCTGCTGACCTGTAACAATAAAATTGTTAGCGATGTTAGTGGGCCACGAGGAGAAAGATTTTTCGCTCTCTCCTCGTGGCCGCTATCGTTTTATGGTGGACATGACTGGATTCGAACCAGTGACCTGATGCTTGCAAAGCAACTGCTCTACCAACTGAGCTACAAGCCCACGTTGAGAAGATTATAGAGCGCTATTTTGTACATTGTCAAGTGCTAATTTCTAAGTAGCGTTCAAGGCGGGATTCTCGGCACTAAGGCGCTTTATATCCGGCCAGCCCCCCGCCAACAACGACTCAGCCCGCGCTTCCTCTTCGATTACGATAATCATCGGCTCACCCTCCGGGCCAATGAGCACAGTTAGTTTTACAAGTTTGCCCCGGTGCTGTGCCAGCCGAAGCAATAACTTTTCACCTTGGGTCACTGCGTAAGTTCCTTGAGACTCTTGGCCTGAATGCTTGGCCCCCATGTCTCGTTTGGAATTGTTTTCACAATTTCAGAGAGATTGAACTTCTTGGCTTTCCAGGCGTCATACCTGCCCTGCCCTAGAATGCTGATTTGATCCTCTGGGGATTGCTCCATAAACCAATCGCGGCCATACTGCCAGGTAATCTCTGGCATTCCAATCACGATGGGCACCAGTGAACACCGGCCACAAACATGCTCGGCAAATTCGTCAGAGAGCTTGTACACCTTCCCATCGTCAAAGAGACAGGCCGGGCAAACCCGTGTATCACGGGTGGCAATGCGTTTGTAGCCCGATACCACCCCGGAGGCCGCCATGTTTTGACGGCTGGCCTCGCGGTAGGGTCGCAGTTGTTCTGTCCGCATGATCGTGAGGGCCTGTTGCAAACCCATTTGCCCACCCTCAGCCATCAGGCGGGCTGATTGTCTCGGATTATTCCCCAAGGCCACGGCTTCAATCAGGGCATTTGTAAGGCCCTGCACCGTGGTGAGGGGCAATTGCACTTTCAGGTAGTCAACCAACAACGAGCCATCCCCTGCATAGCCGATCAGGTTACGAACCGCATCAACGGGCAGAGTCCGAAAGTTGGCCGTCACACCGTTCGCGTCATAAATCGCCTGAATGGCTTGCGTTGAGGACTGAATGCCAAACCGGATGTTGCTGGCCTGAGCATCCGAAATGCTGGCACCTAACCACTCGCTGTATTGGGCCAACTCATAATCCACCTGGGCCAACAGGGCTTGATAGCGATCTAGTGTGACAAGCTGTGACACACCGATCCGGGTGCCTGTGTCGTAGCGCTCTGACACATCGGCGGCCAGCATGTAGGTTAGACCCTCAATCCGATCCTCTAACGCCAGCCAGCGGCGAGTCATCTCTGCGACTTGCCGAGCCTCGCGGTTGAGGAGCTTGGTTTTGAATGACCGGATGAGCCGGATTACGTCTGATTCTTCTTCAATCATAGTGTTATTTCAGATTGGAATTATTTTGGTCAAAGTTGCGTTGAGTACGGACCAACGTCTGAGCCAACATCTCTTGTTTGGCCGCATCTTCTTCGGCCTTGTCTTTATCCATTTGCTTCAACCACTCCTCATCTTTGCCCTCATCACGTAGCAAAGTTTTGAGCGGGATACCGGCTGTACGGCCCTGTGCTCTCACCGTCGCCTCTGTCACTGGCTGAACCGACCGAGGATCAGCAAATACGGGTGTAATCGTGTTGGGGTCGGCTTCTACGCCCTCTATCTTGAGCATGAAGGATGCCAACTCACTCCAAGTGGGCATAAACCGCGCAATGTAGCGTTTGGCCTTCTTGACCAACGGGGCTTCCAACGTCATCAACGCCTCGCCAGATAACTCGCCCGCCTGGGAGAAAAAGAAATGCTTCGGTGTGCGGGTAATAGATGACAGGCTTGCAGCCAGTTTGTCGATAGAGTCCAAGTATTGGCCGAGGTCAGCCGCTTCAAACTCGCCTACGGTGGTAGATTGCCCCACCCCATCACCAGGCGGGATTATCCAAACTTCATTCGGGGCGTTTTTGAGTTTGCCCAGACCTTCCGAGTCGGATATGACGTAACGCTGTTTGTAGGCCCCATAGTCAGCCGCTACCAACATATCTATGAGCAATTTATTGATAGCGTCCTGAATGGGGATTGCGTTCTTGAGATCGCTCTTCACACCCCTGCCAGACAGGCGAAAGTGAAACACGGGGATTTGCTTGTAAGTATTCGTCTCAGAAGGGGGTTCGGCGGGTTGGAAGTTCTTGTAATCCGAGATCTCGTTAGCCTTGGAGGTGGACTCGTAGTAATCAATCCGCTCGTCATAATAGATAACGAGCTTCTTGCGCCCATCTTCCATGTCAAACCACTTGGCCGCCCAGGCTTTCTTGCGGGGATTGTCGGCTTTGTACTCAACATGGATAATCGCCGGGTCGTTTCGGTAAAACTCGGCCTTGTTGGCTTTGCTCACCGTGGCCTTGCCATCCTCGGCATCACCTTCGGTGTTCCCCTCCGGCCAAGCGATTGCAAAGCCTTCCCCGGTGATCAGGGTGTCGCTAATAATGTCCTGCGACTCCAATTCAATCAATTGCTCCGTCCAAATGTCGGTGAGCTTGGTATTGACCGCCTCTTCTTTGCTGGTGAGGCTCTTTAGTTCAATGCGATCTGTAGCGGCATCAATGACAACGGCGCACCAATTCTCATTGATACTTACATTGACGGCCTTAAAGGTTTCTTTTAGGAGGGCCGTAAGATAGACGGTAGGCTGATCGCCGTTATAGTAATTCTCATAGTCCTTATAAAGCTGGCCTTTTGCCATAAGGGCTTCATAGGCCGCCTTGACCATTTCGTTATCGGGTTTTTCGCTTGCAATTTCTTCGTCAGGCATATCTATATCCTTGTCTTACTAAACCCTCAGCCCGCGCCACTTCTGACGCTCACCCTTGTTGACTACTTGCAACGCCGCGCTTTTTGATTGGCGCTAATTCGTTGAAGGCACCGCTTGCCCCATCCATCTCATCATCGTGAGGCCAGTCCGGTTGGTGATGGAGGAGGGTCAGGAAACGATCATTCCAATCACCGGCTACGATTCGGACGTTGCCAACTTCGGCTTGGTTGGCAAACGGTATGGCCCGCGTAATCTTGTCACCAGCAGCCGGAATGCCCTTGCAGTTCAAACCGGCTAACAACTTCATCAGGCGGATGTTTTCTTTCTTGGCCGCCGCGCCTGGCTCGATCTCCCAACGTGACCGATACTCTGTCTTGCTCCGCCTTGCAGATTCAACGTCCTGCAAAGTTGTGTTGATAAAGATACGATCCCCTTCGGTCGGCCCCCACTGCCCCGCCGTAGAGTCCATCACGTAATAGAGGCCGTTGACAAACCGAATCTTGACTCCGGCTGTCCAGTCGGGATCGTCGCCTTTGAGCTTCTTTTCGGTTGCGGCAAAGTCCCAGAAGCGGCATTCCACCCCGCCAGCCGGTGCATCGGGCACCGTCTCAAACCAGCCCCGATTGAATACCTTGCCCGCCGAGGCTTTGATCTTCCAGTTGCCATTGAGCAACCGTTCACGCTCAATAAGGCTTTGGGCTTGCAGGTTGCCCAGGTACTCAGGGTCTTTAGCCAGGCCAATCTTGTTATCGAAGATAGTCGCCGGGATAAATGTGACAGACTTTGGCCGGGGAGCGCTTGGATCATCGGGATCGTCAGAAGTCTTGTATTTCTCAACCAACTCCTCGCGGGTGTCCGCCCAGGCGATTTCATCATTGGCAACCCGAAGCATCCAGCGGATTTTGCCAGCCCGCTCTTTGAGGGGATAGCCTGTATCTTGGTTGATCCACCAGGCAATAAACTTAGCCACCCAGGACTCAGCATCCGGGTTGACCGTGCAACGAACGCAGGGCTTGACGCCACAGGTTGAACGATTACGCGAGAGCATATAGAAGAACACGCTCTCCGAGAAATCTTCGAGTTGGTCAAAGCCAAGATACGGGATTTGGGCACCGCGCCAGAGGTACTTTTCTTTTTCATTGCCAATATGAGCGAAGGTGATAACCGCTCCGGTTTTGAACCGCCATTCTGTATTACTGACATAGGGCACAGCCCCCAGGTACGGATAAATCGTGCTACTTTCATCCCAAAGACCGCCTTGCTGAATAATCTGGGGGTGATACTTTCTGAAAATGACAGCACCAAACCCCGAATTGCTTACATGCCGGAGTGGGTCGGCTATCAGGCCCCACGTTTTACCGCCATAGGCCGCACCACCATAAATGATTATGTCAGCCGAATTACTTAGGAACGCTGTTTGCGGCCCCGGTTGGGGGCGTATTTCTATCGTTTCCGTTTCCGGCATTGGTAACTGTTGGTCCCGCTAATACTTTGACGGGCTGATTCTCTAAGATTGGGTTAGCAATGGCTGAAACGTCGCCCCGCCCGTTGTCTGGCAGATAAACCACCACGTTTTGATTCACGTTGAGCGAATTGTTTTGCACACTGAGGAGAGGATTGGTAGATGGGAACAAGCCCAGATACCTTGCCCTTATCTCCATTGCTCGAAATACCCGATCAATACAGAAGAGATCGCCCTTTTTGACGCGCTGCCAGAGGAAAGAAATAATGTCATCCAGCCGCATGAGTTCAAGTTGTAAAACATCGAGCGCATCTTCGGCGCTTTGTTCACGGATACGGGTCAACTCGGCAGACACATCCCGATAGGCTTGTATCTCGGTATATTTGTCCGAAATGCCTTCCTGCTTTCGCATCTGCTCTGCGATTGCCCGGAAAGAACCGCCTTGCTTGCGAAGCGATACAGCCATTGCCCGGCGTTCAGCGATTGAAATTTTGGCGGCTGACGTATTACCACCGGCCATGACTGTTACACTCCCTATAAGTTACATTTTTGGGAAAGGGGAGTCTTGCGACTCCCCTTTGTCCCCTTGCCACGAATTCCCTAAGAACTGGTGGATTTGCTGGATGAAGCCTTGCTGGCCTTGCGAGAACGCTTTGCTTTAGCCTTTGACTTCGTCTTGCCGCTTCGGTTCTTAGGAACCTTTTGGCCGTTCTTTTGCGCCAAGAGGCATCACCTCCTTCCGCACCTCCACACCCTTTACCCGCTTGCACACCCTGAAACCACTCGTAAAAATGTTTTGCCTTATTCAATCTCCAAGGCCAATTCGTCAAACGTATGGTCGTGCCGTGTCTTGCGGAAACCGGGCACGGGTGACTCCAGCGTCACGCCTAAAATCTTTGCCACGGCCATACCGTCTATATACTTATCGCCCAGGGCATCCAGATTGAGCTTGGCTAAAAACTCATCCTTTTGCTCCCTAGTTTGAAAACACATACAGACCCAATATTCCGAGTCGGTCACTTCGATGAGGCGTTGTTGCTCCGCAGCCGCCCTATCCTTGAAGCCTTGCAATAATTCAGATGTGGCCCCGCCCAACTCCTCGGCCACCGTCTGATTAGCGGCGGACGACTCGGATTCAACGGCCAGGGTTGGCTCACTGTTAAAGCTCAGATCGTCCGAGTCTGTTTCCAACACAATTTCACTACTGTTTAGGTTGGGCATAGTGAGCCTCGCGGTATTGCATTCTCAAAATCTCCACCTCGGCCAGAGGGAAGAATTCAAGGATGCGCTTATAGTCGTTGGGGAAGGTGTCTCGTAAGCCTTTGGTGAAACGGTAATCAAGGCCGTCAAACGAGCGGCCCCACAGCCGGTAATCAACGGGCAGACGCACCCCCGCCCCTTTGATCTCGTTGACCAGCCGTTCTTTGTTCCAGTCATAGACCGGGTAAAAGGTGCTCTTGTTCCAGTTCACCGCGCCATACTTGCGAATGGCAGTCATCCGCATGGGTGAGTCTACAGCCCGCACACCCAGGGCTGTCATTGTTTCATCAGGCAAGCCCAATGTTTCCTTCACTCGCGCAAAGGTGTACTCATAGTCGGGGACGGGTGGATCGAGATCGTCGATCACACTCAAATTTTCGGGGGCTTGAAAAACAAAGTTGTCCATCATCCTGAAAAAACTTGGATGGGGCACCCGCATGATCTTGCAGTTGAACCAAGACTCGTAATAGGCGAGGCTCCGTTCAATAAATTCAAGGTCAGGTACGAGGTAGAGATAGACTGGCTCAATCCGTTTGAAGTAGCGGCGGAGTTGCAGCCAGGCGGCAATGCTGTCTTTGCCACACGAGAACGACAAAATAACGGTGTCGCTTTCGGCGGCAATCTCTTGGCAAAGCTGGTCTGACGGGATAAGCGGGGTCAAGGGGGTCATTCACTCCTAAGCGGAATATACATCCTCTGCTATTCAACTGTCAATGTTATGCTATCTAGAAAATAGCATACAAAGCAAGCCTAAACTTTGGCGGGGCTGATTGTTTCTATTTGCAAGCCAGCAAGAACAAACACATACAGGAGATCAGCCATGCCAAAGCCAAAGATGACGGCCCAAGAGGCCACTACTTTTCAAAGCCCCTCCCTAAGCAATGAAGCCATTGTGAATGCGGCCCGGAGCCAACGGGCGGAGAGCGGGCTTTATCCTCAATGCAAGTGCCAGCCCTATCAGGACACCTTTACCTATGCCCGGTGGAAGGCCCAAGGCTTTCAGGTTCGGAAGGGTGAGAAGGCTTTAGCCAAGGTTGTCGTAGTGCGGGAATGGACGGGGCAGGATAAGGACGGTAAAGAGATCGTCAAGCAATACCCCTCCGGTGCCTCTGTCTTTTGTCGGTGTCAGGTGGATGAGTGCGGGGCAGAGCCAGCGGCGGCCCCCCTCTCTGACTCGTTGAGTGTTGATCCGTTGGGCGTCAGTGATGAGCGTTTTGCGGCCTTGGAGTTTTAGCCATGAGTGAACCTTACCCCCCTGTTGTTTACACCTTTGGCCTGGATGGGCTGTTGATGCAATGGGCGGTTATGAAACTGCCCGTAAGCGGTACTTACTTTGGCAACGAGTTTACAGGCACGGTGACGGAGAGTCGCCAGCACACGGTTACATTCCGTGAACGGGTTGTAGTGACGTTAGACAAACCAACCTTTATTAAAATTGGGCCGGATGATTGCGGGCGCATGTCTGACAACCTGATTATCTCCGCCGAGAATCTTGAAGATGGTACCCACACGTTGAGATGGGCGCCCAAGGAGAAGGTGACAGCATGATCCGCACAATTTACACGCTCGGTTATACCGGCACCAAGCCGGAGCAAATCAAGGCGATTGTCAAAAAGTTGGGGGCGTTGTTGGTGGACATTCGTTTCTCCCCGCACAGTCGAGTCCCCCAATGGGAGAGCCGAAACCTCAAAGCCTTGCTTGACCCGCAATACCTTTGGCTGAAAGACCTGGGCAACGTCAATTACAAAAACGGTGGGCCGATCCAATTGGCCGATGGGCCAAAGGCGGCATTTATGCTTGCCCCTATCCTTGCCCATCAGCCCGTGATCCTGCTGTGCGCCTGTAAGGAAGTGCATACCTGTCACCGCAAGAAGGCCGCCGAGTATTTGGCTGAGAAATTGGGCGGGGAGGTTGTTCATATCTCTGCCCTTGACTTAGCAAAGCCAGAAAAGAAGGCCGAGACACCTACACAAGAAGGTTTGTTTTAGAACACCATGCCTACCCAACGTTTCGAAGATGGGCTAACAGTTGGCAAATTTCCGAGCAAAAGCAAGCCGGGCAAGGAATATACAGTCTTAGCCTGGCTCAACTCCGATAACAAAGCCTATCTCTCTTGTAACTGCCCGCGCTGGATTCTGAGTGCCCAAAATCGCGATCTTCAATCGTGGGAACGCACATGCACCCACTGTGAAGACGCATGGAAGAGCTATCCAACCCAACTCACAAATATAAGTGAGAGATTTGCGTATTGGTCAGTAGTTTGGTGGATAGCGGGTAAACCTCAACTTGCGATTGAAGAAAAAGCTAGACGGGCCAAACTGATCGCGGATGCGGCCAAAGCGTTGGAAAGAAATACAAAGGGTGAACCCACACTCCAACAGAGCAAAGAGATTGCCCTTGACCCCGGCCTAGGGGATAAGCCCAGGCTAAAACAGCCACCTGCACCCAAGTCACCTGATCGGATTGACTTGTTAGAATTATAATAAGCGTGGGGAGTCAATAAAATGCCCGACACCGCCACGCTTTCACTATTGCTTTCAAGCCTTGCTCTCATCGTCACCATAATTTCTTTTGTGTGGAATCGCAACCACACTAATAAAGTGTTTGAGGCATCACAACTTCCCTTACTTGATGTGTCGCTCAAGCCCATTGTATATAGTCAAAACTTTCACCGCTCGTATCTCCACTATGACGTAGTGCATTTTACAAGTGGACGTATTGAGATTATGAAGGTGAAGTTAAAAGTCGAAATCGCGACGCCAACCAGATATTGGATTTTCGGGCTACGACGGTATGCACTCTTCTTCGATAAAGATATTGAGAGTGCTTTATTAAAACCCACGCCATCGGAAATAAAAACTCAAAGCCCAAGCTTAGAAGATTTTATTGCGGATAAATGGCCCTATTCCGTCAAATTTAGAGACTGGCCGCATTACGTAAGTGATCAAAGATTCATAACATTTGCCAAAAAGCTGCGAGTTCGTATTACCTTGCTCTACACCCCTGCAACTTACGGTCATAGCCAAAGGAAAATCGTAAAACATTACGTCTTGCAACAAACCTTCTTTCCAGAAGATCCAATAAACACTATTAGATGGACAATTCAATAACAAAAATAGACTTATAATTGGCGTTGCCACGAGGTAACGTCATGTCTGAGGAAGAAAAGCAATTGTTTTCCACCGTTGAAGCCGCTGAATTTAAAGGCGTCCACGTCCAAACCCTAAAGGGTTGGTATATGTCTGGCCGCCTGAAAGGCGAAAAGCGCGGACACAGCCTGATTTTTCATCGGGCCGATCTCGTCGCCTTTGTGCCCCCTGCCGAAACGCGAGGCCAGACCGAGGACGGCCAGGATAAGCACGTGTTGGCGGCCAAGATGTACGATAACGAGAAGAAGAGTCTCAAAGAGATCGCCGAAGCCCTGGGCTACGCAAATGAGTCGGGAGCCAGCCGGGCAGTGAAGTTCGGTCGCGAAAAGTTGGCGAAAAGCAACAGATAAACAGAAGAATTACAAGTTGTCCTTGTATAGAAGGGTGGAACATGCCGCAATTGCCTGAATCGACGTTCAACCTAATCTTAAGTGCCATTATGGGTGCCCTTGGTGGTCTAGTTACAATTCCTTTATCAGGGTTGGTTTCGTGGCTTTTCAAGCGCGAAGAACAATTACTCCAGCATAAACTTGACTTAATTGCAAAGGATAGAGAATTGTTCTTAGCTCACAAACTCGAAATGGAGAAACTCGGCAAAGATAACGAACTAGCCAGCATTCGTGAGGATGTTGCTAAGCTTCAAAAGGATATTGTTCGGTTGAAAAAACCTTCGCATAATCTTTCAATTGAAGGTCAAGGTGAGTAACATCCTGACTTTGATTGGCCTCGTATGTTTTGGCGCATTTCTATTTGCGATTTTTTTTATATTTAATTTTTGGATTCATGCCCAGAGACTAAAACATATGATTGCTAAGGCGTACGGGGCGCGTGAAGCGTTACAAGTAGATATGGAGGGTACGAGCCTAGCCGAGCTAGAACAAACGGATGCGGGCAGGCAAATACTTTCACTCGCACTCGCGGAAAATTCAGTTTTACTCGACACCTTAATTGTTCCGTATATTCGACGCCCAACAATTCTTGTGATATGGGAAGGTTTTGCCGAAATTACTAAACTTTTCTTGAAAATAACGCTGACCTATTTGTGGGGCTCTTTCATGATATTGAATGTCGTGATTCGCGTTTTACTTTTGCCGTTTTCATTTCTTTATTCGCAGGCTCGGAAAGCAATTGGATTGGCAGAGCATAAAAATTAGTTTTAACATCTTATCAATTCAGGAATAATAAATACCCCCATAAGACATTTGCGCGAATCCAACTCAATAAAAAGCCGCCTAACCAGCGGCTTTTTGCTGCCACTGACTGGCACATTATCTATAGCTTTATCTTACTAACCGTATAGAAACAGCCATTGCCCCTCACTTGCTACGATGCTACTATGTAGTATATGAGAGGGTATCCCATGCTGACGCTAACTAAAATCGAAAACTTCGCGCACGAAGCCGAACGGGTAATCCTTGATCTCGTGGCGGCCTTTACCCCGTGGCTGGCTCCAATCATCCCGGCCTACCTCGCCTATCGCAATATGGTCGGTGTCCTTGCTTTTCCCAACTGGCTGGCACTTGTGGGCGGGGCCGTGGTTGAGTTTCTTGGCCTGGCCGCCGTGCATACGACCTTTCAGTTTTGGAACTGGAATGCGACGAATGCCGGGGCCAAAGCCCCCACCCTGATCGCCGGGGCCACGGGTGCGTTTTACCTGCTCATCGTCCTGTCCGTCAATGTCATCCTGGAGGCGGGCACGGTGCCCGCAACCCAGACCCTTGCCAAGACTCTGCTGTCCCTGATCTCGGTGGCCGCTGGCATTGTCCTGGCTCTTCGAGCGCAACACTCGCGGCGGATGGCGGATAAGGTCAATGACGAGAAAGAGGCCCAGGCTGAACGGGAACGGCTACGCCAAGAACGACGCGAGGATCGCCAAGCGGCAATGCTGGAAAAACTGGAAAATGCCAAAATTGCCAATGGCAATGCCAATGGCAAAAGCGGCAAAACTGGCGATTATCTGGCATTCAGGGCCACCCAAATGGCCCGCAATGGCGAAGGGCCAATGAACGCCAAACAAGTAGAGGCACAGTTCAAGGTGCCTTTACGCACGGCTTATAACTGGCTGGCAAAGTACGAAGCTGAGGTGAAGCATGACCACCCAATCGCATGACCGATTTTCTTTTCTTGAATTCCTGACCGGGGGCAACCCGGATGAAGAGGCCGAGCCTACTCCGCGCCGGGCACGCGCATCTGTAAGCTATGGGCGACGGCTGTTAGACCGTGGCGATCTGGATGTGATGTTGCTTGCCATGTCAGCCTCCGGTGCTTTCTTTATGGGCTTGCTCATTCGGGGCCAGAAGATAGTCGAGGCGTTTCAGATCAGTTTGTTTGCCGCCTTCATGGTGCCTGTGATTGTGTACGGGGTGCGGGTGTTAGGCCGTCACGCCCCCGATGCGGCGGCCTCGGCAGCACAATTCAAAAGCATTGTTTCACCGGCTCCGCGCCTGGCAGGGGCAACCCCTCCCCCACCGACTCCGCCTATGAACCTGAATCTCTCGGATGAGGAGATCACGCGCCAACGACTCAAGCGCTTCTTCCTGGCGGGCAAGCGAGTCGGCAGCTTTTCAATCCGGGCCTTGACTCTGGATGTGGTTGACGAGGCTGGCCGAGTTGTTCGGGCTAAGTACATGACGGATACAGCCTGGCGTGTTTACAACAAGTACGTCCGTCAAAAATGGCATATCGTCAAGACAGCCAACGGCAAAACATGGTTTGCGCCGGAATGGGATTATGGGCGGGCCGTGGCATTTGCTCTGCACGATGAACTTGAAGGCATTGAAGAGACATTGCCTGAAATTTTGTTGTAGTGGGGCCGTGTGTGGTGTGTTGCGGTGTGTGTGGTGTGGGATGGGGCCTATACCGTTAGCAACACAATTTCAAATTCGTTGGGGAGGGCGGGAGGAGAGGAAACCAAAACCTCTCCTCCCGTTTTCGTGAGTCTAGGCTGTTTTGCGAGTTGTCTGCCCCATCGTCTCTTGAATTTTAGCCAGGTCTTTGAGACGCCCTCTGCTGATTTGCTCATAGACACTTTGCGTTGGAGCAAGCCAAACCTCCCCAGTGCCTGTGAAGCTTTGGAGAAAACCCTCTCCTCCTGTTACAGAACCCAAAAGGGATTTTGTAGATTTCTCAACTCGGAATTCAATATTGCCTTTTCTAAGCAGAGCGAAATTGCCATCCACCATTAGCTTCTCGCCTTTTAATTCATAACGGACAATCTCTGTAATGGGTACTGGACTGGCGAGTACGCACCAGCCAGTGCCGGTGAGCTTAGTTTGGAAGAAACCCTCACCGCCAAATAGGGCAGACGAAACGTTTTTCTGCATCGCGACCCCGACACTGACACTGGCCTCAGAGGCATAAAACATACCCTTGTCAGTAACCATCTCTTCGCCGTTCAATGGAACTAGCAAGAAATGCCCAAATGTAGGCTCTAGGTAAATCTCGCCCGTACCTCGATAACGCGGCTTGAATGTCGCCTCGCCAGTCAGCGCATTTGAAACCATCTTCTTTGCTAGACCGCCGATACCTTCCATCTTTGATTCGGCTGTGAGGGCACCCCGCATAAAATGCAAGGCCCCAGCCTCAATGGATATTTCACCGCCGCGCAAACTGATGCGTACTTGTTTCAAACGCATCCCGACCATCCGGGCGTAATACAAGGCCCGACTAGTATCTAGATCGGCGCTTCCTTCAAGTGTGTTGTATTGCAGAATTTCTACTGATGTATCTTTGCTATCCAATTTGGCGAGAACACTTAGGTTACTTTCCATGATATGCCTCCCGATGAAGTAATGACCTTAGTTTATTATAGTTTTGCCAAAACAACTCAAAGATCTTGACTTCTGCATGTCGATGGCTATACCCTAATTCTGTCATCACTCGCTCCTCACCAGAGTGAGTCTCCTCCTGTAAGGGCCGCATCTCCTCTCCTAGATGCGGCCCTTAGTGTTTTAAATGGCCTCAAACTCTATAGGATTATCTTCATAAGAGGTATTGATTTAGGGCTTGCGCCGCTATTTATTTGGTTGTATTCTGCTATTTGAAAGATAGCACGGCAATACAACCCTATAGAGATCGCCCGTTGGACAGGGCAGCCGGGGACGCTTCATCTCCTCCTTACTGCCTCCTCAACCAACCCCTCAGAACCCCTCGTAGCCCTTTCCCCTTCAGGCTCCTCGGCTTTCCTGTCCAGGGGGTGATCACAGAAAGAGGAACCTTCATGGCAAAAAAAGATAGACCCCCTGTTGAGAGTGCGGTGAGTGAGCCGACTCCGGCCCCAGAGGCACAAGCACCGGAGGCCGACACCTTGACCCCTGCCGAGCTTGGCCGGATCGCAGATGAATTGGACGCCGAACCGCTCACGACCGAAGCGGAAGCCTCGGAGCCGGAAGCCGAGCCAATCCCGGCCAATGTCAGTGAGAGCGAAAAAGCCTGTGAGCTGGTTGCCAAAGGCATTGTGCAAATCGCAACCCTGGCCGAATTCATCACCCACTCGCATGGGGCACCGGCTGAACGGCTGGCGATGCAAGAAGCGATTCGCCAAGCTGGCTCGGCGGCTAGCAAAGCCTTGCGGGCTAATGTGTCCTGGCACAGCACCCATATTGATCTCGCGGAAGCGCCGAAGGCATTTGACGATCTTCTGCAAACCCTGGGGCAACTCGAAGTGGAGCTTTCCACTTTGGCAAATCGCTAATGGGCGAGGCGGCTACCTTCCTCGAAATGGTGACGAGCCTGGGCAGTGCCCGACTCGATGGACACGGGGAGCGATCCGCCTATCTCATCTTGTTTTGCTGGCGGTGCCTACATGACACGGAGCACCTTGTTATTTCCTACCCCGATGCTATTGGGCGGTGGACGGAATGGCGTAGGTGCTCCGTTTGTTGTGCAGAGTTGGAGAGGGTGAATGAGAGACGTAGATCATGAGTGATTTTGTCCCAAATAGTTTTCAGCACCCCAATTTATATGTTGACGGTTACATGCACTTGCTAACCGGAGAAGAATTCAAGGTCTTGACCTATGCGGTTCGGCGTATCTTCGGATTCAACAAGCGTCAAGACCGCATCAGTTTGAGCCAGTTTGTAAGCGGCACTGTGAGCCGGGATGATGGGCGACAACTGGACAATGGGACGGGCCTCAGTAATCAAACTGTGCGGCGCTGTTTGGCCGTACTGACTAAAGCCAATCTCGTAAAAAAGATTGCCGATAACGATCCCAAGATCAACGAGGGCACCCTCTATGCTCTTGAATTGGACAGCAAAAAGGTTGATCTGGAATGGCTGACCCAACAGCACCTCAAGCGATCAGCCAGCCGGACAATGAACACTGCCCGCACGGTTTTGGCCCAAAAGGCTACCCCTGCTATGGCAGATACCCCCTCCGCTGATAGCAGGGGGGGAGGTACCGCCGATAGCAGTGCCCCCTGCTATCCCATAGCAACACAATACACAGAGGAAACCCAGGGGAAACACAATCCTGGCGCTGACGCGCCGAAAGCGCCTCGGAAGCCAACCGAACGTCAACTGGCTTTAGCCATTTTGGAAAAATCCTTTAGTGACTTTACGGGCTTGCCTCTGCCGAAGCGGGCGACGGAGAAGGAAAAGAAGGCGGGGGCTACGGGCTGGTGGACGCCTTTGGGCAATCTCTATGAGTTGGCGGGCAAAAACACTGAGCAAGCCGAATCCCTAATACGGGATGCGATTCAGAAAATGCGAACGGACAAACTGATGATCACCGCCCCTCGGAGTGTTGAGGCGATTGCAACGGCCATCTTTGCCGAACGCCGGGCCAAATCCCTGCCTTCAACAGTTGGGCCGCGCCAGACAGCCCCCATTCGATAGCACCCACCCAGGAGAGATGAGAGATGACAGAAACGCAGGGACTGACAACCCCGCCCCACAGTATTGAAGCCGAAGAAGCCACACTCGGATCAATCCTAATTGACCCTGAATGTTTTGCTGATGTGGGCCATTTGGACTCGAAAGATTTTTACATCGTCAAACATCAGTGGGTGTTTGAGGCGGCGAGAGAGTTAGTCAAACGGAATGAGCCGATTGACATGCTCACCATTCAGGAGGAACTTGCCAAAAAAGATCGCTTGAATGAATTGGGCGGGCCAGCCTTTATCACCCGCCTCATAACCCTCACGGCTTCCTCTTTCAATGTCAAAGCCTACGGCGATATTGTGAAAGAAGCGGCCACACGGCGCAATCTTATCTACCGCGCTAGTGAGATTGTGCGACTCGCCTATGACGTTTCTACCGATGTAATTACCGTTATCAACGAAAGCGCGGCGGGCCTTGATGCCCTCACCCCTCAGACAGGCCAGAACTTTGACGCTATGGATACCGCTCTCTCCTGGCAAGCGGAGGTTAGTGACCGGCTCAATGGTGTGAGTCGTAACGCAATCAGCACTGGCTACAAGTCCATTGACGAAAAGACGACCGGGGGCGGCAAGCGCGGAGAGGTTGTAGTTATGGCCGCCCTGCCGAGTATGGGCAAGACTTCACTGTTTACCCAGATGGCCGCCAGGCAGTCCAGTCCCGCGCTAGGTTACAAGGTAGGCATCTTTAGTGAGGAGATGCGGAAAGAGGACTTGCTAGAGATCATGGTTCTGTCTCGCATGAACCGCTCCGCCGAGTCGTTGACCCTAGCTGATATGCCAACAGTTGACCGCTTATGTACCGAGATCGGCCAGCAATCCTTTATGGTGAACGATGTATCCGGCATGACAGTAGCCGAGATCGGACGCCAGGCCCGCGAAATGAAACGGGAGATGGGCGGCCTCGATGTAATTTACATCGATCATCTTGGTTATATCCAGCACGTAGGCGGCAAGGGTGAGAATAAAGCAGCCCTGATTGGTAACACGATGAAGGGCCTTGCCCGTCTGGCAAAGCAACTGAACATTTTGGTTGTAGTGCTCTGTCAGTTGGCCCGCAATGACAAATACAGCGCCGACAATCCCCCAGAGCTAACCGACCTGCGCGAGAGCGGCGACATTGAAGCCGACGCCCGCCAGGTATGGATCGTCCACCGCAAAGATTACTTTGCCGACCTAGAAAACGCCCTGCCCAAGAATGAGGCTCAGACGGCCAATGTCATCATTCGCAAGAATCATAAAGGCCCGCGCAATGTAACGGCCTACCTGCAATACATTGATGAGAGTCGGCAATTCTCGGAAACCTATAACTACATGCCCAACCCCGGCCCAGTGCCTATGCCCTATTTGGAGAGGGACACAGAAGAGAGGGTCTATGAATATCCCTAA